CCTTTCGTTCGGCAAAGCTCTAGTATCTCTCGGTGGAATCTATCTTTACCGAATTCCTCGACCAACGACTTGACTAATTCACTACTACCATAATATTTCTGCCAATCAGTCTCGACGATTTTCTTTCGTTTGCGTGTTTTACCTTTCAGCGGTGGTAATTTGCGAATAGACATAAGAGTTTTCTTGCCGACATATTTCATGCCGTTAGATGTATCTGTTATGCAATATACAAATCCCTTCCATTCACCTATATCATCACTGGTGAATTCTTCTCCCTTATACGTCCACATTCTGTGGAATTCCCTTTTTATGATTATCAAGTATAGTACAAGATTTCATTCGGCATTCCAGACCATCGATTAACTCACAACCATGTTCAAGGTAGTAGTTACAAGACCAAGCAGGGTCGTTTGGATGTAAGATCTTGCCTATAAACTCTTCATAATCAAACATAACAAATTTTTCCTATTCAAACATGTATTTATAATACTAACTCATCCTTCGCAAGCGAGGCATTCACCATTCGAGGCCTTAACTCCGGACTCTGATCGAATGTAATATAATGATTTGATGAACGGATCTTTAAATGCCATTTCATGAATCTTTGAAATCACTTCTTCTTTTTCGTCCGCGCTGAAAAACAAGTTGATTGATTGTGCTTGATCTATATGTCGTTGTCTCGCCGACGCCAATCTAATGATCGCTTCCTGATTAATTTCAAATGCAGTTTTAAATACTGCCTTTTGGTTATCATCAAGCCATGTAACATCCTGAACTGAACCGTTGTCGTCAATGATTGCGTTGATTGTCTTCGGATTAAACACACCATTTTCTTTCATAACAGTTATCAATACAGGGTTGATTCGATCAACTTCGCCCGCACTTGTTCTTTGAACATACGCATTTTTGTATATCGGCTCGATTCCCTGTGATACAGAACCACATAGAATAGCAGATGATAAATTAGGAGCAATTGCCATACGATGAGTATTACGCAAACCATAACCCTTGCACCATTCAGGTTCACCCAGGGTTTCTGCTAACCACCGACTAGCGCGTTCTGAAGCTGTTGCCAGACGTTTAAAGATCGTGTTGTTGATCATATGTGCTTCCATACTTTCAAACGCGATATTATTCTTCTGTAAGTAAGTATGAAAACCTAACGTACCTAAACCTAGCGCTCTACCTTTCTCTGTGAAACGAACCGCTTTTTCTAACCCTCGCACCCTCTTGCCTTCTTGAATAAACTCTTCTGCTGTACAATCGAGAAATACAGTCGATTCAAAAATGACTTCATCAGGGTCAGGCATTTCATCATATTTAGATAAGTTAATTGATGATAGAACACAAGTAAAGGTAACATCGTCAAATCCTTCACCCGATTCACTGGAAGTTGCGTTCAACGTGATCTCTGTACAAAGATTTGAAGCATAAACTTGCAGGCCACGATCTGTGTACATTGGAGGATTTTGGCGATTCACTTTATCAACAAAGAAGAAATAACCCTTACCTGTCAACATTTTGATCTTCAGTGCTTTCTGATATCGAGCAATAGCATCGTCATCGCCTGCATCAAGTCTAGCAATGAATTCGTCACTTATGTTCCAGCCGATGTTAACGTCATCAGGCATTGATTCGACGTGCTGACACATCTCCCAGAAGTCGCCGCTTTCGATAGGAATATAACCTGCCCACGAACCTCGCCGCGTGCTTCCCTGAGATACGTCTCGGGACATTTGTACAAAGTCCTTAAATACAGGAACAACTCCGCTAGCGCTACCGCCGCCTTTAATCGGAGTTCCACGTTCACGAATAGCACCAAGATATGAACTTGTGCCGAAACCGTTTTTAGATAGAAGTGCTCCTTCTTTCTGTGCTTCATAGAAATTATATACGGAATCACCAACATAACTTCCCGAGCACGATACAGGCATTCCACGAGTCGTACCCATATTCGCCATGACGGGTGTGCTTGGAGCAAGGAAACCGTTCCATAACAAATTGAAGAATTTAGTATTCCATTCTTCTTTTGCGTCACCCATGTGTCTCGATGCCGTTTTGGATATGCGTTCAAACGTAGATCTAACATCTGGCTCGGAATCGGTTTGATACTTCTCTTTAAACATCTGCCACCCAGGTGTGGTATACCAATCAGGAATTCTGCCTTCGGCCTGCAACTTCTTACGTTCACGCCCTAATTCTTTATAAATTGATACATGTTGCTCTACCATTACACTTGTCCCCACACGAAGTTATTTTCTTTCCAATCTCTGTTATATTCCGAACCAGTCGAGATAAAGAAGTCATGGAGTTTAGATGAATTGATGTTTTTGTAAAACCAAGCAGCTACAGGATTGTAGCTGGGTTTATATACTTTTTCATAACCAAGTTGTTCAAGACACAAATCGATTCTAGACTGGACAAACATATCTAGCTGATGTTCAGTTATTCCGCGAATGCTGCCCTTTTCGAAAACCATTTTGATGATTTCTTTTTCGTGCTCGTAAGTCTTGATTGCGACCTTAATTATATCTTTTTCTAGAGTTGCAAGTTCCTTCTTAGTTAAATTCGATTCTTTCAATAAGGTTTTGAATAACCAAGCATCGGCCAGTGCATGTAGATTTTCATCTTTAACTGAGAAGTTAATACCCGCGATTAGATTGGTTAATTTGTTCTTACCTTCTGCTTGAAAGTGTTTTAGAAATGCGAAATTAGCGTATAACACCGCTCCTTCAATGAAGGAAAATGCACCCAAACTCCTTAGCAAATCCAGATTGTTGTCTCGAGGGGACGATAATACATCTCCAATCCATGTCATGCGATCATTCAGAATCTTGTTTTCTTTATAAGAGTTATAGAATTCATTGGTCGCGAGACCTAATATTTCATTTATCTTTGAATAGAATGGCGCATGTACATTGATCTCAACATAGGCAAACATATTTGCCATTCGTTGTATATCAGGTCGAGGAAATGCCTTTGCAATTCGATTAGACCAATATTCGTTGCCGACATTCAATTCGTACTCTGTGAACAGTTGTAGTACGGTTATAACGCCGTGAAGTTCCGCTTCGTCGAGGTTGTTCTTGAGGTCGTGAAGATCCTTCTCCATTGAAATTTCACGATCGGTCCATAATATATCTTGTTGTTCCTCTGCAAATGCGATTGCTTCTGGGTAGTCAAACGTATATTCAGATTTCTTTGTTCTAATTCTTGGTAACTCCACACTCATTTGCTTTATTCCTATAGTTCAATGTTTGATACTTCTATTATACATCATTCAGGTGCGTTTGTCAACCAAAGTTATTATTATTTTTGGTTGACAAACTGTAGAGATTGTGTTATAATAACTAAGTCGTGCCGAGGCAGGTTGGTGTACACTAATTAACAGTGACATATTCTGTGTTGGCAGAATTATTTATAATACTGAATTACCGAGATAGGGGATATCAACGGTAATTCAGCATCTATTTAACGATTCTTTTGTTCTGGCATTGCCATTGCTCTTTCACCAAACCACCACATTGTAGCCGTTGATGCAGCAAATACAGTCGAATATAAAACATATCTTACCAATTCAACTATCTCTGTTGTAGAGAATATGGCCTGCGTATCCGATGCAATTAATGCATATTCGGTCAATGTTCCATCTAATATCATATTTAGTTGCACAATAACCAGGCCCCATAATGTTAAAGTTAATACAGGACGGAATAATGTCTTGGCGGCAACAACCCATTTATAATTAGGTTGACCGTTTAGAGCAACTTCACTTTGATGAGTGACATTCATGGCATCCCACGATGCTAGATTAGAATCACTGCTCATTTTCAAAACAAGAAGATCTTTCTGGAATTCTCGTTCTGCCGCTTGTTCAATTGCCTTTGCCGCTCGTTCTTTGTTCTTTACAAAAGCACCTAGTGCAGAGCCGAGTATACCGACGATTCCACCAGAACCAACCGATAACGCTCCCGCAATTAAATCCATCCAACCCATTATGTAGCCCACCTTTTTATGAATTCTTTAAATGACTTCATACGCTTTCGACGCATGATGTTCTTAGGATTATCAGAATACAGTCTCTGCTTCTTACCGGGAGGCATTGATACGTTGCCATCCCCTACATTATTGACCGGTGCATCTTCTTTTAACATTTCTTTATATCCTTTCTGGTTATATAGAGATCTTGTTTAGACATGCTGTGTTTAATTTTGTAGATATCCATACCGAACATATCGCCAATTGATATGCAATTCGCTTCTACGATTATCTTGTTGCCAGCATGGCCAGTAACAAGACCTGTAATCGGGGATACAATGTCTCTATTTAGTTTATAAGTGCCTTCCATAAGAGTGTCGTCTTT